ATCTTTTCTCAGGCGCCCAAACCTTGCCAGACGCAAACAAATCTGTTACTGAATTCAATCGGGCTATCTTATCATTTCCGCGGGTTGGGGTAAACTCGGATACAGGAATACCCATGCGTCTTAATTCGCCGATTAACGGCAGTCCTGATGCCTTTCCTTCCACGATAAACGCATCTGGCTGGAACTCTCTATACATTTCAAACGCTTTATCCTTGAGTTCTGGAAACTCCAAGCGCGCTTTATAGGCATCTAATAGGATTACGTTAGGGTCATTCTCATTCTCGTCTTTATAGAAAACACCCCAAGTCGTGCAGGCTGAGTAGTCTGAACGCTCATTCTTTGTAAAGGCAGTATCCCATGATTGGATGACAAACTCGCACCGAGGAGGGTACTCTTTATCCCATACCTTCCACCACTCGCGCTTAACTAATGCGCCTTCTTCGGAGGTCGGTTGTTGTTGGTACTGCGCCTGCCACTTGGATATTGGCAATTCTTCCCGCAATACCTCCAATTCTTTGAGATCCCAGAACTCTGGCCATAGCGCGCGCCCAGACGGGAGAATCGCCGGAAAGTCAATCGTCTCCCATGTGTCGCCATCTTTTTCAACTGACGATTTAATAATTCTGCCGGTTAAGTCTTTCTTAGCCCAGCGGGTCATCACGACTACAATCGCTCCTCCCGGCTGGAGTCGCTGACGTGGACCTGAGGAGTACCATTCGTATACTTTATCGTAAACTTCGGGATTCGTGGCTGCAATCGCAGCTTCCTGTTCAGAATGCGGGTCGTCGATGATGAGTAGATCCGCGCCCTTACCTGTAACGGTACCGCCAACACCAATAGCAAAATACTCGCCATTAGCGTTAGTAGACCAGCGACCAGCAGCTTTACTATCTGACCGAAGAGAGACATCTGGGAACACTTTCGCATATTGTTCGCTTCCTACTAAGTTACGGACTTTTCGTCCAAAGCCTACTGCCAGTTCAGCAGTGTTAGAACACTGAATAATCTTCTTATTAGGGAAACGCCCCAAGAACCAAGCAGGAAGCATATAAGAAGCAAACTCAGACTTGGTATGTCGTGGAGGCATATTAATAATAAGTCTTTTAATTTTCCCACTGGCTATCTCCTCAAACTTCTTGGCCATCACCTTATGGTGGGCGCCATTGATAAATCCGGGCCACATCTCATGGACAAATGCCATAAAGTCAGTGGTTGCCTTTTCGCGCTTCTTAGAATTTAAATATACCTCCGCCGCCTCCATAAAGGCAGCTTGCTGGGCAGGGTCTAGTTTCTTAACTAGCTCGGTCAGATTCATTAGGACGCTTTAATTTAATGTATGCGGGGCGGACGGATCGGGCAGTACGGGGAATTCTTTTGCAGTGTCCCAGTTCACACAGCCTAACGATAATTCTTTGGATATTAGCCTTAGACTTATCGCCAGTGATATCCATGATGTTCTGAATCGAAGGCGCATATCCCCGCTTGAGCCAATAGGTCTCAATCACCTCATAGACGTATTGTTGCTTTTCGGTCATAAAAGGATAGATAGGGTTAACCAGATAATCGCCATGCCAAGGATGGCTAGGACTAAATCGCGGTTCATAGGTGGCTTTCCCAGTTGCGGTCGCTTCCCGCCTCTTCGCCCGCTACCCAATGCGCAGACGCAACTCGGTCTTGGTGCTGTACTACTCCATAGATACGGGAACACACTTCTAACACATACCGGATATCGGATACGGATAGCTGTCCCATTAACTGTAGGATCTTAATAACCGCTACGTCATTATCTAGGGGTTGGGGTTTTACAATAGATTCAATCATTTCATCATCCTCTCAATTATCTGTTTAGCCTCAATTTCAGCTAATTTCTCTTGGTCCTTCTGCTCCTTAATCAAACAACTATGCTCGTGGCTTAGGAACTCTACTAGCCTAGCGTACTGCTCTAGTCTTCCTATAGCCCAGTCCAGCTCATACTTCACATCCTTTATATTTCTCATAAAAATATACCCCCCACCCCTGTTGTAAAAAAACAACGAAGGGGGGTGTTTCCTGTAGAAAAACCCTGCTCAATGTGTAACTTATTGATTTTGCTCATCTTCTTTATTTTTGGAGATAGGGGGGCTACTATCGGATGGTGATTGGATGTCTGGAATAGTATGTAGATGGTCAGCAGGAGTCCCTTCTGCCATTAGAGGGGGTAGGGGGTCGCTGATAGTCGCTGGATCAATCAAACTAGCCCCATGCTCTATTTCGTTCATAAGCGCGAGAATGTCCGCGTCTTCCTCGTTAATGGTGCGTGAGTTATCAGATAGGGCGCGCTTGAGCATCTCCAGCAGTTCGTCCTTAGCCTTGTCGCTATCCTTCACTACCTTAGTCTCTGATCTATGTATAAAGCTATCCACTCCAGCGATTGTGCCTAGTGCTTTCAAAGCATTAACACGCACCGAAGGGTTAGAGTCCTCGGCTATGGCCTCGACTGTAAGCCTATGAGCTACTAATGCTCTTATTTGTCCAGCAGAATACGATCTCTCGAACTCAATAGCCTGCTTAATCGCGTTGGTGATCGTCTTGATATCGTCCCGTTGATTCATTTTATAAGCCTTATTCGCTATGGTCTTACTACTTGCCTTCGTGTTATATGCTTTCCGATAAGCTCCAGCCCCTGTTTCTCCTCTGGCTAAATGCTCGCAATACTTTAATTGCTTACTAGTAAGCGCGGTTTTCCCTACATTAAGCACCTCATACATGGCTGAGGATTCTAATGTTTCGCTGATTTGTTTCTTACTTAATCGAGGGATTCTCATGGACGGGAACAATAACAGAACATAGTAGGACGATACCATAAAACCTGTATAAATGCACAGTAGTGTATCTATATACAGTATTCCTATCTAGTGTTGCAGATGACAGACTGATTCCAAGCGGGGGTAATAGCGGGCTTTTAGGTTTGCCAACAATCTAAAAATTTCTCACATTATGAAAAACTATTTTTCATTTTCTTGATCTAGGTCAAGAATTTATCCATTTTGTAGTGATCTAATGCATACATGGAAGCAATCAAGCGACCATAAGATGACTAACCCAAAGAGAGGAATAGAACTATGAATTTTCCAAACGATAAAGAAGCGGGATTTTTCTTTCGTCATTGCAAACAATATTATGGCATTGGCGGAATGTATGATCTGGGCGCAACTGATGAGCAAATAGCGCAAGCCATCGAGCAAGCGCAACCAGCTTGGGGCGAATATTTAGGCGATCATTGCGACCGCTTTCAAGTTAAAAAGATTTTAGAGGGCAAATAGATCGAAACCGGAGAAATCCGGTCTAGGCTTTATGAGCCTACTGATGAGATCACTAACCCAAAGAAAGAGGAATAGAACCATGAAAACTTACCAAGTATTAGCAGAGATTAGACAGTATTTTGAAGTAGAAGCAGAAGACGCAGAGCAAGCCCAATTATTGATTCGCAAGCAATTTGATAGCGGGAAATTAGTAATTGACGAAAAACCTTTATTTTGGTGCGAGGAAGCCGATTTGTTAGAGCAATAAGATCGAAACGGGAGCAATCCCGTCCTAGTGTTATGCACTAGCTGATGAGATCAGAAACTTAGAAGCACTAACCTATAAGGAATAGAACTATGAACAAAGTTTATGTATTGATCGCGGGAGTATCAATTTTGGGGGTTTATCAATCCAAAGAGAAAGCCGAAAGAGTGGCGATCTATTTAAATGACCCATATTTAGACATTGTCGAAACCAATTTAATTTAAGGCGAAAAACATGATACAGACAGTTAATTTTCACGACTTCGTTGACGCCTTTGAAAAAGTTCGCCCCAATAACTTTAGCTATGAAGGTTTAGGGCAGATATTTGAGTATTTGGAGTCATACGAGGAAGACACAGGCGAGCAGTTCGATTTAGATGTTATCGCTATTTGCTGTGATTACAGCGAAGAAACGCCCGAAGACATAGCCACCAATTATGACATTGATTTAGAGGGCGTGGACGACGAAGACATTCAGCAATATGTAATGAACGCGCTAGCCCGCGAAACAACTGTTATTGGATACACCGACGACACCATTATTTATCAAGTTTATTAAGGGTAAAACATGAAACTATCACCAATTCAAAGCAACATGACCGAGTTATCGCTAGCCGACGGCACTCAGGTTTTATTTAGCTATCAAACCCCCGTAGCGTGTTGGAAGGACGGGGAATTTTATAAAACCGACAAGAAGTGGAGCAACACCACTACGCGCCATATAAACAAATGGGCGCATTGTGCAGTAAGTAAGCCTCAGGAGTATTTTGACAACTTAGTAAAAGGAGTTTAGAAAATGATCCAATTCTATATAAACAATAGACCCGTCCCGAAGGCAATAGCCCGCGATCTACTTCAAAACGCGATACCTTGCGCCCCTGATGACGCCCGTAGGCTTATGGACGACATGATTCGCGGGGATTCTATGTCAATCAAAAAATGCTCCTACTATGGAGTGCATGGGGAGCGCAGAGCATGAGAGAACTATTCACCTTCTACTATAAAGCGGATAACAACGGCTTAATTAGTTATGGAATCACGAAATGCAGAGCCGTTAGCCCTGAGGACGCATATTTCAAGTTTTACAGATGGGCAGAGGATAACAAACTCTATATTTTAGATTTTGACCACGAAACCGAAGCAATCGAAGAAGAAAGGGAGTTTTAAAAATGAGCATAACAAAAGGCGGGGATTTATTTTGTGCGGTTCGAAACGACATAGGCGGAGAGTTTGACATTATCGGATTTGAAACCTATCAGGACATGGTAGATTTTTGCGATATCAATAACGCATATTTACCTTTCGAAACGCGTTTATACAGTTTAAAAGACGCGCTATCAATTTTTGAGGGGACTATATGAACCAAAGCGATATAGATGTAATTTGGAAAATGCTTACCACAGTCTGGAGTGAGCTATTATCCTTCGGGCTAATCCTTGCGGGCTTTTATGCGCTTTGGCTATTCGTTAGCGCGATTATGAAATGGGGGAAATTATGACCTTAACAGAAATTAAAAACGCAGTAGATCGCGGAGAAAAAGTATTTTATAGACATGACGGAAGCATTGTCGAAAAAGTATTTTATACAGATACGCAAGTGCATGATTATCACATTGTCTATAAAAGAAACGATTTTAGGGTGTGCTTAACATGGAAAGACGGCATAACCATGAATGGCAAGGAAGAAGATTTTTTCATAGGGGACACTTGTGAACAGTAGAAGAACCCTAGAAAACTCTCTCATATGGCAACGCTTTATTTTAAATAGAACCACTGACCCCAAGCAGAGGGAAAGGGCAGAGAAAGCAATCGCGAAACTAGAGGAAGAACTAGCCCACGCAAAGCAGTAAACCACAATCTGAAGCCTTCAATTTGAGGGTTTTGGATTAGGGTTTATCCCTATGTTGAAGTTTGCAGTATGTAGCTATCGTTTGCAGTAGAAGTAATTTTTTAATTGAGGGTCATGCTTATGAGAGGAGCAAGGAATGACACACGCAATTATTGAAGTGGTAGTGCTTGCTTGTTTGTATTTTTA